ACCATTGAGCAGCGCGGACGAGTCCGCGTACTTCTTGGTGTCGGTCCAGCCGAGTTCCCCGACCTGCGTCATGACCTTGGCGGCCGTCTCGGGGGTGATGAAGGCGTGATAGTAGCCGTCGGGGAAGCGCGGGACGTTCCGGCGCTTCAACTGGGTGACGGCCTCCACGATGCCCTGCGCGAAGCCCGTGGCCGCGATGGTCAGGGCGGGGCAGGTGTTGATGAGCGTGGCGAGGGTCGTCTCGATGTAGTCGACCGCGTTCCACGCCAACTTCTCGGCGCCCTTGGCGTACAGGTCGAACGGGCTGAAGACCTCGGCCAGATCGGTGATCGCCGTGGTCTTGCCCACCTGCTTGCCGGTGAACGTGAAGGTGTCGAACAGCATCTTCTCCGTCTCGGGCGGGACGCCCTCAAGGAGTTCCACCGCAGCGCCGAGATCGGCGAAGCCGGTGTAGACGAACGCGTTCGTACCCGGGACGTGGGTCGCCCGCAGGTACATGTTGCCTTCCTGCGCGAAGACTGCTTCGTTGCGGAGCGTGTCGAGCGTGTTCCGCACGACCAGCGCCGTTACGACCTTCGCGAAGTCGGCGTTGAGTTGGCCCGCCGAGAACCCGACACCGGGAACGCCAGCACCGAGGGTGCCCGCGTTGGAAACGATGATCGGCTCGGTACCCGCAGCGGTCTGGACAAGTCCACCGCCTTGGTTCCCGCCAGTGAGAGGCATCAGAACCTTTCCGACCTAGAGGAGCCCCTCCCGCGCCGCCTCCTGATAGACAGGGGCGATCTTGCGCAGATCAGCGAGGAGTTCGTCCTTGGTCTTTTCGCTATAAGGCTTGGCTGATGCGGACTGGAACGACGCATTGCCGCGACCAGCCGCGTTCGGATCGATCATGGGTGCCCCGGTCTGCCCGCTGCCGTTCTCGTAGGAAGCCTCAAGGGCCGCCAACTTCTCGGGTGGCAGGTTCGTGATCGAGTCACCAAGAACACCGGCTGCCATCGGGTACTGGGACTTCAGGTCAGCGGCCTGACGTGCCGCTCGTTCCTGCTGGAGTTCCGCCTCCAGAGCCCTAACCCTCGCAGCCTCGGGGCTCTCGCCTTCGGGCGGGGTGTTGGGAGCCGCTCGCAGCGCATCCATCTGCGCCTTCAGGGCTGCCGTCTCCGCGTTGTGGGCGCGATCCCTTGCACTGAACCGGTTCCGCCAGAAGGCTTCGACCTCCTCGACGGTTCGGGGCTCCTGCTCGACGGCGTCACCCGTGGAGCCGGTCGCACCCTCTCCCGTGGAGTTGGGCTGACGTTCTTGGGTCACCTGTTACCTCCTACTCTGATCGCACCACACATGCGGCGTCAAGGCCCATCATGTCACGGCTTCAGCGATTGCTGTAGTTGTGCAGAAGCGTCATTGAGCCTCTGGGTCACCGGGACGACCCCGCCGGGGGTGATCTTGAGCGACTCGGCCGAGTTCAGGCTACCGGCCCCGCCCCCGAGCAGCGGCGCCTTGGTCAGCCCGACCATGTCGTCCAGCCAGTCGAACCCAGCCTTCGGGCCGAAGGCGTAGGACACGATCTCGCCACCCAACTTGGCGACGTTGACACCCTTGGCCTCGGCCCCTGCGTCCGTCCGCGCCATGTCCTCCAGACCGGCCTCGCCGATCCGCCTCGACCAGAGCGGGAAGTTGGCGGGCATGTCCCACGGAGTGCCGGGCATGAACATCATGAAGTTGCGCCAGACCTGCTGGTTGTTCGGGTCGTTGACGTTGGCGGCGAACTCCGGGTCGGTGTCCTTCTGGAGTTCGATGCTGTCCTGCACCCGCTTGGCGTTGACGAACCCGGCGAACGGCGAGCCGTGCAGGCCGACCTCGACCCCGTTGATCTTGACCGGCTTGGTCAGGATCGGGATCGGCAGGCCGAACGGGTTGACGGCCAGTGCCCGGATCATCTCGGGCGCGACCTTGCCCCACATGTACGAGGACGGGTAGATCCCGAAGTACGGGTGGTTGACCGACCGCTCCAGCCACGACCGCTTGCGCCGGAACTGGACGTTGGTGAAGGCCGCGTCCTCGGCATCGACCACCGACTGGATCCCAGCCGCGTGCATCGCCTCCTCGGTGGCGTTGAACGGGACGGCGTTCGCCATCGCGACACGCTCGGCCACCGGCGCGGAGGTCAGTTCGGTGAACAACTGCTCCAACTCGGGACTGACCTGCGAGTTGGGCTGGCCCTTGGCCCATTCGAAGATCCGGGTCAGCACGTTGCGGAAGTACGAGAAGGCGTCGCGCATCTGGGGCGACGGCGCCTTGCCCGTTGCCAGCCACTTGGCGAACTCGTCGGCGAAGTGCTCACTGACCTCGGCATCCCAGCCCGACTTGCGGACCTCGGGCGCGCGGGTCGCGATCTCGTCGTACTCCGTCTTGAGCGCCCGGCCCTCGGCCTTGCGCTTGGTCAGGTTGGCCGAGATGAGGCTCACGTCCTGCTTGGCGCTGACGTGCATCTCGTCGGCCGCCTCGCGCGCCTCGCGCAGTGGCCCGATGGTCGGGGTGAGGTCGTTCTGCGCCTTGATCAGCGCGTCCAACTTCTCCTGCTCGCGACGCAGGGCGGTGTCAACCGCCTCCAGCGCGCGAGCCCGCTCGGACGGGTACTTGCGCGCCTTGGCGGCCCTGCGCTTGGCTCCTGCGTCCTTCTTCAACTGGCGCATCACACCACGCTGGGCCGGTACGGCCGTCGCCAGCCGGGCAGCCTCGCGCTCGGCGACGGTGAGCGCCTTGGCCGCGTCGTCGGCTGCCGTGCGGGCAGCGTCGAGCGTGGTCGTGGCGGTGGTCAGGGCGTTCTGCGTCTCGGCCACGATCCCAGCCGCCTCGTCCACGGCGGTCTTCAACTCGGCCGTCCGGGTGATCATCGTGGCGTTGCGCTCATCGATCAGGCGGTTGAGGTCGTCGTACACGACCCGCTTGAGCGACGGGTCGGTGACCAGTGGCTCGATGACCGCGTGCGTGATCTCATGGAGGAACGTCGAGCGGTTGCGGTACTTGGTCAGGCCGATGATCCGCTCACCGGTGTCAGTCATCATCGTGGCGCCACGGATGACCCGGCCGTCGGTCTGCGGCAGGATCGTGTTCCACGGATCGAGGATCGACTCCCGAACGCCCTGCTCGCCAAGTGTCGACGGCTGGCCGGTCAACTTGTAGAACCCGGCCACGTTGAAGGCATCGTCGGCCGAGGCGTAGTAGCGGATCTTCTGGCGCGGCAGCCCGTGGCTCGATGCGAAGGCCGTCGTCTCGGGGTCCCAGACGTGGCGACGCTCGTCCCACAACTTCCACTGGTAGCCGCCGTTGCCGTGCCGGTCAAGCAGCGGGTTGGTGACCGTCTCCTCGGCCTTCCGGGCAGTCATCGTGTTCTCAAAGATCTCGTAATCCCCGCCGTAGACCTTGATGTCGCGCCCGAACAGTTCGGCCATCTCCTCGTCGTTCCGGTACATCCGGTTCAGGCGTGCGCGCTGGGCCTCGCCGATGTCCTTCTTGACCGGGTCGGCTACGGCTGCGTCGATCCTGCGCCGGACCCACGCGGCCTTCTCGGCCACGGTCGCCGAGGCCATCTCGGCGGCCTCCTTCTTGCCCGCCTTCAGGCTCAGTTCCGGCCCCTGCGCCTCGCCCCACTTGAACACACCAGCGCCCTTCTTGGCACCGGCCGCGATCCAGTCGCCGATCATCGTCTGCTTATCGGGCGACAGGCTGGCGAGCCAGTCCTTCCACGCCTTATTGGTGCCGTTGGCGCCCTTGGCGTAGTACATCCACTCGGTCAGTTCGCCGACCATGTGCAGGTCGTGAACGCCCTTGGGGAAGTTCAGCGGGTCGCCGAGGTCAGTCCCGAAGAAGCCCGTCTTCAGCGACAGGCCACGGGTCCGGTGGCTGATCCGCTCACCGAACTCGTCCAGCGGCTCCTCGGTCACGACGGCGTGCCACTTGCCATCCGCGCCGAGGATCTCGACCTTGCCCGCCGTGACCTGCCCGCGAGCGCGCTTGTTCTGGCTGGCGTCCACGCCCCCGACCACGTCGTCCCACTGATGGTCCGCCTCGCGGACACGGATGATGACGCTGTCGTCGCCCTTGGCGTAGATCGTGGCCGGATGGGTGGCAACGTACTCGCCGACCTTCCAGTGGTCGGCCGCCCGTGACTGCCTGACCGTCCGGTAGACGAAGCCCGGCTCCGACTCGAACTGGGTCGGCAGCGTGGCGTTGCCGCGATCATTCCGGCCGAAGCGGGCTGGCTCGATGGGTGGCGGCCCCTCCCGGGCAAGTCGACGCGCGCTGGTGAAGGCCCGGCCCTCGGCCGTGACGGTCTTGCCGCTGACCGACAGGTCCCAGCCCTGCTTCTCGGCCCAGTCGTACATCGCAGTGGCGACGCCCTGCCGACGAGCAGCCGGATCCACGAAGACGTGAATGTGCTCGGCCACGCCCGGCCCGAGGTCCTTCCACCAGTCCGGGGCGGCCCCCGCAGGTCGCTGCTTGCTGATCCGGATGTAGCCGATGGGCCTGCCGTCCGGTCCGTTGTACGCCGCGATGATGTCCTGCGCCGTGGCGTTGTCGATGTAGGCGACCTTGCCGGGCTCGCCACTGGGCAGTTGGTCAAGAATGTTGCGAGGGGCATGTTCTGCGGGCACGTCCACGAGATCCCGGCCCATCGGACCACGGCTGTCGAGGCGCAGGACCCCGCCCTCTCCCAGCGGCGAAGGCACCGGAGCAAGCGGAACGGGCGTCACCCGACGCACGTAGTGCTCGGGGTGGGCGGCCATGTCCTCGGCCATCAGGAGCGAGTTGCCCATGTTTCCGTTGGTGGCCGTCCCGCGCCACGACACGTCGTCGTTCTTGAGGTAGGCGAACAGGTCATCGACCCCGTGGGTGGCGACCCGGCCATCGGACATCACCGTCCGGGGCATCCCCGCGCCGTTCACGTTCCAGCCCTTGAAGATGATGTTCGCGTCGTGCGCCTTCGCGCCCTTGACCAGTGGCGCGATGACCGCTCGCGCCTGCATGTCCATCGGATCCTCGGCCAACCGACCGGCCGCCTCCACGATCTTGACCCGGTCGGCGTCCTTGATCTTGGCGAGGCGCGGTGTCCGGAAGATCGGGTTGGCCGTCTCGACTCCCTCGATCCCGTTCCTGAAGATGTGGGTGGCGAGGTCCTCGATGGCCCAGTTCTCGATGGGGCCACCTTGCTTGGCCGTCTCCATGTCCATGTGCCGGGCGCGCGACTCCTTGGTCGTGCCCCCGAGGTAGGCATTGGCGGCCTCGGCCCGCTTCTCGATGAGCGACTCGGTCGACGCGACCCGGACGGTGGTCTGGACCCCGTCGACCATCTCGATGGTATCGCGCTCGGGGAGCATGCCCTGCTTAATGTGCCGGGCTCGGTCATCGAGCGGGATGTAGTGGCTGATCTCGGGGCTGGTCGAGTAGGCGAGGCCGAGGTCGTTGACCGTG